TGGGACGTCGGGATCCAGAAGATGCTCCACGGCCAGATGAGCCTAAAGGATGGCGTCGAAGGCGCTATGAGACAGATGGAGAGCATGGTTGAAAAGTCCATCATCAACATGGGCCTGCAGTGGCTGAAGTACTTCGTGCTGCAGCAGATCGAGGGTGACAAGGCCCACATGACCCAGGTCATGACCAACGCCAAGAGTGCCGCGGCTGCCGCCTGGAATGCCACGGTCGGCATCCCGTTCATCGGCCCCGTCCTCGCACCCATTGCTGCAGCTGCATCCTTCACCGGCGTCATGGCCTTCGCCGAGGGTGGTTGGGACCGGGTTCCATCGGACCAGGTGGCGATGATCCACAAGAACGAGATGGTGCTCCCGGCGAATATCGCCAACCCACTCCGCGAGAGCTTGGCGGGTGGTGGGAGTCTCGGTGGCGGCAACCACATCCACATTCACGCCATGGACAGCCAGAGCTTCACCCAGGCGCTGAAGAACAACACCGGCGGTCTGATGGAAGTCCTGGGCGGCGTCATGCGCAACGGACGGCGGTCATGACCGCCGTCTTCCCATCCTCCCTGCTCGGCATCGGCATTGCCGTGAAGCGGACCCCGGTCTGGTCCACGCTGGTCCAAACCAGTATCAGCGGGAAGGAGACGCGGGCGGCATTTCAGTCCACACCGCGGTATCGCTATGAATTGCCGCTGAATTTCGCCCGCCAGTATGGGTTTTCGGCGCAGACGGTCTATGACGAACTCAACACCATCCTTGCGTTCTACCAGACTCTTCAGGGCATGTGGGACAGCTTCTGGTTTCCTGATCCGGTGGTGCAGAATCTGATGCCTAACGGGACCAGTGAGCAACCAAATCCTACGGGGTTCGCAGCAGCCGGTCTGGTTGCAGGGAACGCATATCAGGGTGCCAACTGCAGAACGACTGTTGCCAGCACTGTCATCAGGGTCACTAATAAAATTCCTGTCACGCCCGGGGACACCATTTACTTTGAGTGCTACCTAACGGCGGGCCCATCGGGTACGGCCCTCCTATACAGCTATGGCTATGACGCATTCGGCGTGGGGTTGGGGAATTTAAACACTTGCAGCAATGCGACAACAGCCTACATGAAAAGCGGAGTCATCCTAACCGTCCCGGCGGGAGTGTATTTCGTCGACTTTTTCATTTATCAAGACGCAGGCTCTGGGAATTCCTATTTCGACAATTTGTTTGCCTGCCGCATGGCCACTGCTGGCCTCGTGGCCGCTCCCGACGGGGTGATCACCCAGGTGGCCGCGAGCGCTGACGGACTGAATATGCAGTTCCAGCGCCAGTGCCGGTTTGACATGGATGAGTTCGAGTTCGAGCAGATCGTCAGCCAGGTCTGGGGCAACTCGAAAATCAAACTCCTGAGCCTCAAATGAGAGTCGCTTCCGGACCTCTCACCTCCGCACTGCTCAACAACGCCGTGTTCCTCGTGGCGAATTGCTACACGATCACGCTGGCGAATGCGACGGTCTACCGTTGGACCAGCTGCGACCAGGCCATCACGGTGGGTGGCCGGACGTTCACGAGCCAGGCCGACCAGTCCACCTCTCAGCCTGGCATCAAGCGCGGCGCGATCCGGCACGCGCGCGGCAAGGAGGTCCAGACCTGCGAGATCACCCTGACTTCAGGCCAGACGGTCCTGATGGGCGGCGTGAGCCTGCCCCTGTTCGCGCACAACGGCGGGTTCGACGGGGCCCAGGTCCTGGTGGAGTGGGTACCGATGGGCCCGGGCGGATGGGGCGACACCTCGCTTGGCTCCGTGGTCCTGTTCCAGGGCAACGTGGCCGGCGTGACCCCCACGACTACGACCGTGGTCCTGGAGGTCAAGGACTTCAAGGAACTGCTGATCAACCAGATGCCCCGCACGGTGTTTCAGAGCAGCTGCTCCAACGCCTTTGGGGACGCGAACTGCGGCAAGTCCATGGCGGGCCTCACGGTCAGCAGCTCGATCACCAGCGGGCCCTCCACGACGGGCTTCACGGCCTCGGGACTGGGGCAGGCCACTGGCTACTTCAACCTCGGCACCCTCACCATGACCTCCGGGGCGGCGTCCGGTGCCACCCGGGCCATCTCCACCTTCACCAGCGGGGGGGTAATCGTCCTGGTGACGCCGCTGCCCGCCGCGCCGTCGAACGGGGACACCTTCACCATCACGCCCGGCTGCGATAAGCAGTGGACCACCTGCAACACGAAGTACAGCAACCCGACCCGGTACCGGGGCTGCCCGTGGGTGCCCCCACCCGAAACGACGGTGACGGGATGATCGCGGACACCATGCTGGCCGCCCAGGCTCAGATCGTCCACCTGCCCCTCGAGGAGCAGCAGCAGCGCCTGGCCGTGGTCCAGGAGGCCCTGACCTGGCTTCCCACCCCCTATCTCCATCAGGGCCGCGTGCGGGGCGCCGGCGTGGACTGCGGGCAGTTCCTGGCGGCTGTCTTCGAGGACACCGGGGTGATCCAGCCCACCAAGATCGAGGACTACCCCCACGACTGGCATTTGCACCGCTCGGAAGAGCGGTACCTAGAGATCGTGGAGCGCGTGGCCCACAAGGTGGACCGGGCGCCGCTGCCTGGGGACATCATCCTCTACCGCTTCGACAAGGCTATGAGTCACGGTGCCATCGTCACCAAATGGCCGGAGCTCATCCACGCCTACATTCGGCTCGGAGTCATCCTCGACGACGCCGAGCGCAACCACGTTCTGCGGGGCGCCCAGCAGGGCGTCTGGTCTTTGAATGTGTGGGGTGCCTGATGGGCGGCCGGCACAACCAGTCCCAGGTGGACCAGCAGATCGCGGGCATTCAGATCCAGACGAGCATCTACGGATCCTGCCTGCCCCTGGTCTACGGCACCACCCGGATCACGGGGAACCTGATCTTCGCGCCCCCCAGCGGATTCATCGCCACGCCGCACACCACGACCCAGAGTAGCGGCAAGGGCGGCGCGGGAAGTCAGTCCAGCACCACCTACACCTACAACGCCTTCGTGATCATCGCCCTCTGCGAGGGCCCCATCTCCAGCATCAACCAGGTCTGGAGCGCCGGGGCACTGGGCAGCCTGGCGGGGTTCGGGTTCACGTTCACGGCCACCGGCACGATTCCCCAAACACCCTGGGCAACCCTGACATCGAACTATCCGAGCCAGGCTGCTCCCTATTCCGGCTTCGCTTATGTGGCCTCTGCCTCGTTGCCTTTGAACACCAGCGCGTCCATCCCAAATTTCGGCTTCGAGATGGTCGCTTTTCTGGCGACCCAGCAGGATCCTCTAGCCACATCCGCCTATGACGCCCGTCCCTCGGACATCATCACGGATTTCCTGACGGACCCGAACCACGGGACTCCTGGCTTCACCGCCAGCATGATCGACGTGGCCGGGATGACCACCGGGGCGGCCTCCTACAAGACCTACTGCCAGGCCTGCGGATTCGTTCTGAGCCCGAGCTTCGATACCCAGAAGAACGCCGGCGACCACCTGCAGGACATCCTCGACGCCACAAACTCCGAGATCATCAGCCACTCGACGGCGACCGGGATGGTGCTCCAGGTACTTCCCTACGGCGACGTGCCCATCACCGCCAATGGGGCGACCTACACGCCGAACACCACGCCCATCTACAACCTGGGCTACGACGACTTCATTACCAACGGGCCCAGCGACCCCATCAAGATCACCCGCGACAGCACCCAGGACGTCTTTAACTGCGTGCCCATCGAGTACCTGGACCGGCTGCTGGCCTACAACGTGAACGTGATGCAGATGCCGGACCCGGTATCTGTCGCGCTGATCGGCCAGAAGAACGACACCGCGAAGAGTTTGCACTGCATCTGCCGGGCCGCCGTGGCTTCGCAGATTTCGCTGATTCTGAGCCAGCGCAACGTCTACATCCGGAACGGCTACCAGTTCAACCTCGGCCTGAAGTACATGCTCCTGGAGGCCATGGACCTCACGAACATCTCGGACCCCATCATCGGTTTCGTCAACAAGACCGTCCGCATAGTCTCGGTAGACATCCCCGGAGAGGACAACGAAACAGAGGGGATGACCTTCACCTGCGAGGAGTGGCCCTTCGGCGTGGCCAGCGCCGCGCTCTACACCGCGCAGACCCCCGCGGGCACGTCGCCCAATGTCAACGTGGACCCGGGCGCCTGCGCTGCCCCGCTGATCTTCACGTCGCCGGCCTTGTTCTCGGCGAGCGGCGGACCCGAGGCCTGCGTCCTTACGACAGGTGGTGCGAACTGGGGGACGGGGGACGTATACGCCAGCATCTCGGGTAGCAGCTACGGCAAGGTCGGAACTATCACCGCGCCGGGTCGCTACGGCACCCTCACAGCCTCGTTGGCTACTTGGGCGGGCGGTATGACCCAGGACAACACGAACACGCTCTCGGTGGTCCTGCCAAATGGTGGAACGCTCTCTAGCATCGATCTGGCTAGCGCCCAGAACGGGCTGAACCTGCTCTGGGTGGACGGAGAGATGATCAGTTACCAGACGGCCACCCTGACGAGCGCGAACCACTACAACCTGACCGGGCTTTTCCGGGGCCTCTACGGGACCACGATCAGCTCGCACAGTTCGGGCGCGTCCTGGGGGCGGTGCGATTCGGCCATGTTCCGCTACGAGCTGCAGCCGGGCCAGGTGGGCGTCCTGTCCTACCTGAAGATCCTCAGCTTCAACCTCTGGGGCGGCGGAGGCCGCGTGCTGTCGAGCGAGACGCCGTACTCGTTCACGCCGGCTGCTTTGACGCTCCCGGTCCCCTACAACGTAACCATTTCGATCACCACATAGGGGGAACTCATGCAATTTTATGACCCCGGTGATGGGATTAATAATAACGGCGGAAGTCCGACAACGATTATTCGAAACCGTATTACCGTCTCCTGGCTGTGGCCGTCGAACTGCGCCAACCCAGCCTATTTCGAGGTGGTTTGTTACACGGGTGCAGATGCGAGCGCGACATCCAGCTACCTGTTCGCACCGATACAGGTACACGGAATGGATCGGACTCTGGTCACACCGATATCCCCAGGCACATCCATGACTGGCATTAACGCTTCTGTGAGGGCTGTCTATGCCTAACACCGTAGGCCCATGGGGCAGCTCCTCATCTGGTGTAAACACTATCCCGGGCACACCTACGCCTTTGGCAACCGTGACATCTGCTACCTGGGGCGGCATC